CGATACGATGGCAAATTCACCCGCGCGCATGAGTACAACAAGCAGTTTGAAAATTATCGATACGTCAACGACCAGGACATTATGGGGCTAGCTAACGGAGATTTTCTAACCATGCTGAAGCAGCAGCTGGAGGATAAGTAATGTCTAATCAGATGCCGGGAAGGCTGATAGCTGAGGGCGTGCAGAGTCTAATAGCGAAGAGAGTGAATGATCTCGTCGACTCTATTACTGCGCAGATCGTTGCGGAAAAAGTGAAAGAGTTAAAGCCCCAGATTCATACGGAGATATCCGCTATCTTCAAAGAAAACCCAAGCATCGGGCTAGAGTGCCTAGATGTAATGCTAACAATAACCACAAAGAGAGGTGGTCGATAATGTCTGAAGAACAGATTGCAGAGGCGCTAGGCGCTGGTAACGAAGAATTGCCTGATAACGTCGATCAGTTGATTGAGGGTCAGCAAGAGGAGCAGCCCGATCTATCACCGGCAGAGCAAAAGGCATGGGATGACGGGTGGCGACCAGAGGATCGGTTTGAGGGGAACCCTGAGAACTGGAAGACAGCAGGCGAATACAACCTGTATGGCGAGATGCAAACCCAGGTCCGCGATGCCAAGGCTGAGACACGCCGCGCACAGCAGGATATGGACAGCCGCATTGCTAGCCTGAACAAGCTGCACTCAGCCCAGCAGAAAGCTGCTATTAACGACTTGAAGGCTCAGCAACGGCAAGCAGTAGAGGAAGCCGATACAGTCAAGTTTGATCAGCTACAGACGCAGATCGAGAACACTGTTGTTGAGCAACCACAAGCGGCACCGGTTGACCAGGACCTAGCCGACTGGAATGCAGCAAACACTTGGATAAGTGACGGCAGTGAAAAGGCGCAGGATACCCATGGTTGGTATGGCCGTGCCTTGAGCCAACCAGGGGCAACAACCCAATCAGTGTTGGCCTATGTCAATAAGCGGTTAGCAGAGGTGTACCCAGAGCAGCAAGCACCAACAAACCCTCGCAGAGAGAGTGCAACAATGACTGAACAGAGCCGACAGCCGCGCCAACGACAACGGGCAGGCAAGGAACTATCGATGAACGACCTTACAGCCCAAGAATCACGCGAATATGAGTTGTTCGGCAAGTCAATGTTCAAGGATGAGAAACAGTTTCTGAAATCAGTTGCAGATGCGAGGAAATCATAATGAAGCCAGGACCAAAGCCACGTACCCCCAACCGTGATGGCGAACGTAACTCAGCCCGACCTGCCCGCGTACCGATGGGATCAGGGAACAAACTATCAGCACCACAGCGAGAAGGTTATAAGCGTTATTTTACTATCACCGGCCCAGATCATCCGGGCAAGATGGAGCAGATGAAGGCGGCATGGTGGGAGATCGTCAAGCGTGAAGATGGCACCGACTGGACAGTAGCAGCGGGCAACGGCAACACGCACGTTCTGATGGAGATTCCCCAGCACTATTACGATGAGGATATGGCGGATCAACAGCAGCGCAATATCGATACCGACCAGGGCAAACTTCAGGCTCTGGGGGAAAGCGAGTATGTCCCGATGGGCCAGAAGAACGTGGTTGAGCGCGACATCATTTAGATGAATAGTGTTTTGTAAGGTATTCTGATATAGAATACGCAGATAGGGCCTCACGCCTCTGTAGAGTGTTATCTTTGTGTAACCAGATTGCATTCAAGCGCACCCAGAGGCCCGATAGTCACTTTAGTGGTTGAGATGTAGATGCACTCAGCCCCTAATCAATACCCGGATAGATGTCCCGATTGATTAGTTAAACGTTTGCCCATTGTGGGCTTATTTTTGATTACTCAATTTGAGGATTCTATTATGAGTGGTGGATTTCGTCCCATTCAGGATCTATCCGGGCAAGGTTATACCGGTAAAGTCCAAACGTTCGCGGTTGACGCGACGCACGCAACTCTGTTGGCAGTAGGGGATCTAGTCGTCGAGACTGGTAACCTGGAAGCTGCAACAGGTCTTTCCGAAGTTGACGCAATCACTGCTGGTACTGGTAATCTGATTACTGGTGTCATCGTTGCGATTGATACAAACATCTCTGATCTTGAGGCTAAAGGTCTTGCGGCTTCAACTGCAGGAACTGTAAAGGTGGCTGTTGATCCTGACATGCTTCTAGAAGCCGAAACCCTTGGCGGCACCTTCGCACTGAATGACGTAGGCGGTAACCTGCCTGTAACCGTCACTGCTGCAACCGCATCAGGCAATCTGGTCAACTCCAACATGGTCGTTAATACCACCGGCAACGCTGCTAGCACTACTGAGCAGGTCCGGGTCGTTGGTGTTAAAGACTCTGGGGATATCACCTTCCCCGCCCCCGCAGGTACGACTCTGATTGTGCGTATCAACGAATCAACCATCAACGGCGCTGTAGGCGTATAAGGAGCAGATCATGCCTGGTGTAATCACAACTGGTAACATCTCGCGCCTTTTAGTCGAAGGCGTAGCAAATGTATTCGGGCAAGCGTATGAAGAGCATCAAATTCAGCGCACCATGTTGTTCGATACTGAGCAATCAAATAAAGCATTCGAGCAAGATCAACAGTTCGAGGGTTTCGGTCTAGCCCCTGTTAAGCAGGAAGGCGCGGGCGTTGCTTATGATTCTCAACAGGAAGGCTTCTCTCCTAAGTTCCCCAACCTGACATATGCCAAAGGCTTTATTGTCACGCGGGAAGCGATGGAAGATAACCTTTATAACCTGTTTACTCGTCGGGCGCGTGCCTTGGCTTTCTCAATGGCTCAAACGCGTGAAGTAGTAGCGGCCAACGTTTATAACCGTGGCTTTAACTCTGCGTTCTTGATGACTGGAGGCGATGGTGTCGAGCTGTTTAGTTCGCTTCATGTTAATGGGCCATCTGATAGCACGACCTTTGCTAACGAGCTGGCAATTGCCGCGGCGTTTAGTGAGACTTCGCTTGAAGATCTGCTGATCGTCATTAATGAGGCAACCGATCCGCGTGGTCTGCGTATCGCCCTACGCGGTGAACGTCTGATCGTTCCGCCTAAGCTGGGATTTGAAGCTGAGCGGGTGCTTAATTCGGTACTTCAAAATGACACAGGCAATAATGCAGTGAACGCAGTCCGGTCTACCGGAATGCTGCCAGCTGGTCACATGGTTAATAACTATCTGACCTCTGACACTGCCTGGTTTATCAAGACCAATGCGCCGGATGGCATGGGGCATAAGCTTCGTCAAGAGGTACGTTTCGAGCAAGACAACGACTTTGGTACTTCCAATGCTCGTTTCAAGGCTGACTATCGTGAAAGTTACGGTTGGTCAGATGCACGCGGCGCTTATGCGAGTGAAGGCGTTTAAGTTATATCCTCCTCTTCGGGGGAGGGCTTTAGCCTTCGGGCAATGCTGGTAAGCGTTTTAACTCGGCGCTTACTGCTTCAAATTTGAGGTGGCAAAATGGGTAATTTTACGGACTATTCAAACGGTGTGTCGAGCTTCGGCATTCCAGCGGTGGGTGCTGGTGTTCCCACTACATTCGGTGAGTATATCTGGGTTGATCCAGATTCAATTGGCGCAAACAGCGGAAAGAACCCGCGCGATGCATTTCGGACAGTTGGGCAAGCTGTAGACAAGGCGGTAACCAATACCAACACGGTAATTTTGTTGGCTGGTAACTCGGAGCATTCTACGTCAACAACCAACGATCAGCTTGACCTGACTAAAAGCCGCATTCACTTTGTAGGCCTAGGTGGTGGTTCACGTTACATCGGTCAGCGTACCCGCTGGACTATGGGCGTTACTACCGGATCAGCAATCGCAATCGTGAAGAATACTGGTGTCGGCAACACGTTTACCAATATCAAATTTGACTCTGCTGATACCCTGGCGACTAGTCTCTATGCCTTTGCTGATGGTGGCGAGTTTACCCAGATGACTAACTGCGAGTTGATCAAGTCTACGGATCTCGATCAGGTAACGTCTGCGGTCCTCTTGTGTAACGGTGACTCATCGTATTATCTGCGGTGCTCTATCGGCTCATTGGTTCATCAAGTGACCGTTAACCGGCCTAACGTTAAGTTCAACCGGGTTACTATCGCAGGCAAGGTTGCCCGAGATGTGATCTTTGAGGATTGCTTGTTCCCGATCAACACCACTTCGACAGCGGCTTCAATGCTTCACGGCACTGGTGCAACTGATATCGAGCGGATGTTGCTGCTCAAGAACTGCACGTACATTAATGCGGTACTTGGTTCGGCTGATCCTGCACAGGCTATCAAGTTTGACAGTGCGCAGA